GCGTTCGGTGCTTTTTCTGATGAGCGACTGAAAGAAAATATCGTAGACCTCCCTGATCAATACGAAGCTATCAAAGCACTGCGCCCAGTTGAATTTGACTACATCGAAAGCGAAGGCGGGGGGCATCAGATAGGTTTCATTGCACAAGAAATACAGGAGGTCTACCCCTGCTGTGTCGGTGAGCGAAGTGATGGGATGCTGACCGTTACAGGCTGGTCAAAAACTGAAGCCAGATTAGTCAGCGCGTTGCAAAGCGCAATGGCAAAGATTGAAGAACTCACAGCAAGAATAGACGCCCTAGAAGGAGCAAAATAACATGACAACACAATGGTCTATAGCACAACTCGAAAGAACCACAGCAACAGGCGGGGTCACTATCGCCCACTGGAGGGCCACAGCAACTGATGGGGAATACTTAGCCAGCTCATACGGCACTTGCTCTTTTACACCTGATGCAGACTCAGAGGGCTTTGTAGCCTTTGAAGACCTTACAGAGTCTCAGGTACTTGAGTGGGTCTATGAAGCTCTGGATAAAGATGCTGTTGAAGCATCAATGGCAAGTCAGATCGAGGCTCAGAAGGCTCCTGTGACGATGGCGGGTTTGCCATGGAATTAATCATGGGACACACATATAAATAAAAGAAGCACTATATTAGTACTTAGAGAAATTAACTATGTCAGCTCTCGAATTTGTTAATACCGCCTGGCCTGTTGCAGTGGGATTTGTTACGCTGGTTATAGTTTTAGCCAAGATGCATAATGACATTGAAACCTTAAAAGAAAAGGTAAAAGTAGTGTTCGATTTATGGAATAATAGAAAATGATTATTTTCATAAATAAAAAAGGGGCTGTAAAGCCCCTTTTTATTTACTCTACTATTTCGCCTTGAGGAGCTTCTAGTTCTACTCCCAGTAGCTCGGTAAAGCCTTTATTAGCAACCTCGATTTGGTCTAGCCGAGCACGAGTTTGTACGCCCTGCTGTTGCAAATCAGTAATCTGATTGATAATATACTTCGCTTTATCACTAATCTCGTCGACTTTGTACTCAACACCATTGAAAGTGATAGTTTTTACTTCGTTTTCTGCCATAATATATATAGGTTCCTATTTATTTAAAGATATCTTGCCAGTTACCGGTAGTGCTCGCGCGAGAATACTCGGTGGCTCGGTTTTCAAAGAAATTAGCGTGTTCTACGCCGTTTAACATATAGTCTAGCCACTCTAAAGGATTTTTCTCGCTCCCAAAAATCTTTTTCAAGCCTAGCCCTAATAGTCTTCTGTCTGCAATATAACGAATATAACCTTTTACTTCTTCTGGAGTTAGATTAGGTACATCGGCTCCTTCAAAACAAAGGTCAATAAACGCGTCTTCTAGCTCTACTGTACGCTCCGCTGCACAATAGATTTGATACTTTAAGTCATCATTCCATAATTCTGGGTTTTCTTGAATAAAAGTTCTAAATAGACGACTCATGCCTTCTACATGTAAGCTCTCATCCCGGACAGACCAAGTTACAATCTGACCCATTCCCTTCATTAAGTTATGTCGTGGAAAATTTAATAGAATTGCAAAGCTACTAAATAATTGCACGCCTTCAGTAAAGCCAGAGTATATAGCCATAGTTTTAGCTATATCCATCTTAGTTCCCATACCAAAGTTACTTAAGTATTCATGCTTGTCCAGCATTTCTTTATGTTCAAAGAACTTCTGGTACTCATCTTCACTGAAACCAAGAGTTTCAAGTAACAATGAGTATGCTTCTTGATGCACTGCTTCCATTGCTGCAAAAGCAGAGAGCATCATTCTTACTTCAGGTTGCTTGAATGTAGGTAAATAATGAGTAGCATAGCCACAACATACATCAACGTCAGCCTGTGTAAAAAACCTAAAAATATTAGCAATCAATTTCTTGTTGCCAATAGTCATTTTCTCTCTATAATCTTTCAGGTCATCTGCAAGATTTACCTCATCGGGCAGCCAATGGGCGTGTTGTTGTTGCTTATAGTGTTCAAAAGCCCAAGGATAGTTAAACGGTTTATAGTATGCTCTTTCTTCTAGTAAGTTACTCATAATGTTTATTACTCTTTTTAAAATTCTCTTGGGCAGTTAATATTTGCCAGTTTTGGTGATAGTGCAATCCGCTAACGTTATTACCTTGAAGAGGAACAATATGGTCAATATGATACTGTATACCAAACATATCTTTTCGTAGCATATTTATAGCATACATCTCTTCTAATATAATATGGTCTAGCTCTGAAAACCACTTAGGAGTAGCTTTTAACTTAGCAGCCCTTCTATTAGTAGCCCTAGCAGCGTAGGATTCTTTATTCTTAGTATAGTGTGCTTTGTGTTTTAATCTTATTCTATCTCTATTCTCCGTATAATAAGAAGACTCACACTCTCTACAGCAATTTCTTAATCCATCAAGTTTTTTAGTACTTAGGTTAAACTCTGATATAGCTTTTAAAGTATTACACCGACGACACTTTTTTTCTCCATTTATAACTGGTAGTGACTTATTATTCGGAGTTAGGCCTAGGAACCCATACTCTTTTATTCTATTAGCTATAGTCCTGACGGAGCAATTAAAGTGTAAAGCTAGTTCTGGCCTTGATACGCCTTTCTGAACTAAGCATTTTAACTGCTCTTTATCTATCGCTACCCTTGACATGAAAGGCAGCCTTCTTCATCAATGGTTTCAAATAGGTATTGTCTTAGTACTTCATCTGATACGTTCTCAGCCCTTTTCATTGCTTCACTTCGTAGATAGTACAGAGTCTTTACTTTTTTCTGCCAAGCCATCATATGTACTGCATGAAGTTCTTGTTTTGATATATTAGCTGGAAAGAAAACATTGAGAGACTGACTTTGGCATATAAAAACTTGCCTATCTGCTGCAAACTCAATAATCCATCTCTGGTCTATCTCTACTGCGGTTTTGAATACAGCTTTGGTATAATCATCTAGAAAATCTAGATGCTGTACTGAGCCTCCGTTTGTAATGATACTCTTCCAAACTTCATCTGTGTTTTTATCTATTTCATCCAAGGCAAATTCGAGATACTCATTTTTAAGAAGGCTTGAACCACTTTTTGTCTTTTGAGTAAATGCATTAGCTCTATAAGGCTCAATACTAGGACTTGTGTTCCCACATATAATACTACTACTGGCGTTAGGAGCAACAGCCAAAAGGTGAGCATTACGTACAGTACCAGAAATATCATCTGGACATGCACCTCTTTCATTTGCGAGCTCTCTTGTTGCACGAAGTGCCTCCGATTTAATCCTACTAAACATTTTAATATTCGCACTTTTTGCAAGTGCACTCTCAAAAGCTATACTATGTCTTTGCAGATAAGCATGAAATCCCATAGCGCCTAGACCAATACTTCTTTCTCTTTCTGCACTTAACTTTGCTCTGTGTAGCTCTGAAGGAGCATTTTCTATGAAGAAAGTTAACACATTATCCAACATTCGTACTAGGTCAGGAATGAATTGGTCATTGTTTTTCCACTCATCATATTCCTCCAAATTTACACTAGATAAACAACATACTGCTGTACGTTCACTATCTGTGGCAAGCGTAATCTCAGAACATAAGTTAGAGTGATGTACCTGTAGCCCGAGCTTTTTCTGAAAATCTGGAAGAGCTTCTTGAACTGTATCTTTAAACATAATATACGGTTCGCCAGTCTCAACCCTGTTCTGAATCAGCTTTACCCAAAGAGTTTTAGCAGATACAGTTTTTACTACCTTTTGAGTGTGTGGGTCAATTAAGGCCCATGAATCATCAAATCCTTCTACTCTTGTAGCTTGTTCTATCAGATTCATGAACTCATCAGATAGAGTAACGGCATGATGTAGGTTAGTAGATTTTCTATTAACGTCCCCGCCTGTAGGCTTACGTATGTCCAAAAATTCTTCAATCTCAGGATGTGATATGTCCAAATATGCTGCATAGCTACCTCGTCTAGTTACTCCTTGTGAAAACGCTAACATCTCTGCATCAACTACTTTTAGAAATGGTATTACTCCAGTACTCTCTGACCCCGCAGAGGTTTTGCTTCCCACTGAACGAACGTTATTCCAACAACCACCAACTCCACCACCTACACTCGAAAGAAACGCATTTTCAGTATAATGACCTGTAATCCCTTGCCGGCTATCTTCAACATAATTCAAAAAGCAACTAATAGGTAGACCACGATTTGTTCCACCATTACTCAGAATGGGTGTGGAGAACATAAACCATAATTTACTTGCATAATCGTACAGCCTCTGCGCGTGTGCGTCATCATCTGCAAATGCCTTAGCTGCTCTAGCAAATGCGTCTTGTGGAGAGTTTTCTCCTTCAATCAAGTACCTATCTTCTAGTGTTTTAATACTAAACTCTGATAAGTAGTTATCTCTATTATAATTAAGCTGCATCCAGCATTCTCCGTGTTACTTCTGACAAATTATCAGGCCCTATTGCATCATCGCAATATGTTACTAAATCCATTAATTCATAGTTCTTAAGTAAAATTTCTGCGTTAGCATTCAACTCTTGAATATACTTATAATGCCCTGGAATAGGTATACTATCATAGATAGACATAGCATCCCCATATTCTTTTATTAACTGCTCTGCACGTTTTGGGCCAATACCGCTAATGCCAGGTATGTTGTCACCCTTATCTCCGGTTAAACACTTAAAAGAGATATATTCTTCACGAGAAACTCCATAATGCTCAGACCAGTTATCTACTGTTACTTCTTTACGAGTTACATAGGAGAATCTATTTACTCCCTCTTGAATTAACAAGTCCCAGTCTCTATCACTAGAAATCAACCAAATATGGTCTAATTTGTACTTGTTTTTATGTTTTACTAGGTGGGCAGCAAGGTCATCTGCCTCTACACCTTGAAAACGAATCACTTTATAACTCTCTGCTAACAACTCTAAAGTTTTCTCATATTCATTAAAGAAATCTTTAAAAGCCTGTGCTTCTGCCTCTGTTTGCGTGTCGTATTTATCTTTTCGATTCTGCTTATACTCAGGTAAAATCTGCTTTCTGTAGCTAGACGACCCCCAGTCGGCTGTGATAATCACATTCCCACATTTGTAAGACGTTGCTAGAGACTTTACTGTTGTTACATAATCATGACGAAAATCTGTTCTACCTGCATGTTTCCATCTAAACGCAAGGTTTAGAGCATCAACAATAAGAGTTGAGCCTGTTTGTATATCATTAAAATTAAAAGCCACCTATGAACTCCATTATTTCATTTGTTAACCATTCTTCAGCTAGAAGTACATAACAATCTAGAAAAGATATATACATCCACTCTGGACATACTTCAGGCTTTTCTGCTGTACATACAAATACTTTGGAGCGGTCATACTTAAAGAATAATAAAGGCTTTTGATTTCCGCCTTCTGCCTGTACTACTACTTTCTTCCACCAACGAATTAAATCATTTGTCTTTGGTTGTGTAAATACTTTATCACTAAGTGGAGAATCTTTATAATTTTTAACTTCTATACAGTAATGATTTCTTTGATTGGGGACATATAAATCTCCTTTTAAGTACTCAAGTGCGCCAGAAGCTGGAACTCTTTCAAACTTCAATCCTGTTAATTCTCGAAGCATGTCCCTTACTAGATACTCCCCCCTCGCCCCCTTCGCTCTCGAATCTACCATAATCTTCCTTTAGTTCTCCATGACAAGTGCATGGCTTGTGTATTTCTATAGGAGGCTCACATTTATCATAATTCCACCAACCTCTTCGTCTACCTGCTCCCACTATTCTAATCCACTAACGTTCCCGTTCTTGACTACTTCTATTTTTGCGAGTAAGGGATGTGCCCATCCGTGTGAGACAATATAAGTATTCAGGTCTTCACCCAAAAGTACCTCTACCATCTTTTCGCGACCTGCATCATCCAACACGTTAATAACTTCATCTAGAAATAATACATTGATTTTAGACTTCGAAATACTACTCATTAACTTGCGAATTGCGATAAGTGTAGCAGTATTAACCCTTGCCAATTCTCCAGAAGAAAGAGCTAGAATATCTACTATATTACCGTTATCCGTTATTTGTACATTTAACTTATCGTTTGAAACTACAAACTCTAGTGTAAATCTACCATCAGAAAGCTCTCCAAGATATTCATTGGTGAGTTCTTCCAATTCTTTTACTAAGTTTTCAATCTTGTATGCAAGCAACCCATTTGTACTAAAGGCTTTCTTCAACACTTCAAGATTATTATCTAATTTCAAGCAATCATCTAACTCTGCTTGACACGCATTTAATTGAGAAACAAACTCATCTGTCTGCTCCTGAATTACTTGTATTCGAGTATTTCTCTTTGTTCTTAGCTCATTTTCCTTTGAGAGTTTCGATACAGTGTCTTTTGAGTCTTGTAATGCCTTCTGTAAGCTAGAAATCCTACTATCAAGCTGTCCTTTGTCCACTGGCTCACTCTGTAAAGTGTGGTCAATAGACCTATACAAGTCTTCCCAATCCTTTTTAGCTTTTGAGTTAGCTGTATATACACTGTTGTTTTCTTTAATTCGTTCAATTTCATTCATTAACTCCTTCATTTTGTTGGTAGCAGAGACATTCTTCTCTACTTCCGCACCCATGAGACTCTGTTTAAACGAATTATCCACTGATTGTTCACAAGTAGGGCAAGTATCCCCCAATCCTTCTAGCTTATGTAAAAGTCGTTGAGCACCCGCAGCGATTGCGTTTAAACTACCTACTTCAGATTGTAAATTATCGTAGCTTTGTAACTGTTTAACACTTGACCCATTTATTGATGCAATATCAATAGTGCTCATAATGCTTTTATATTGATTATTTTTACTAATTTTTTTATTTTTTTCGGAAATATTTTGAAGTTCTATCGTTAATGAAGCCAGTTCTTTCTCATCTTTAGATGTATCAATATCAAAATTTAACAGCTCTACTATACTGGTATCACTTAATTTATTGTCTTCAAGCCATTTTTCTACGGTTGATAACTTAGAAGTTATGCGTGCAATAGCAATACCGGACTGTTTTGATGCCTCCTTAAATATATCGAATAACTCTACATAATGCTCTAGGTGCAACAAATCTATTAGAAACTTTTTTCTATTTGAATCAGTAGCAGTAAGAAACTGTAGGCTTGCATTTGTATTTTGGTATACTAGCTGAGAAAACGTTTTGAAATCAATACCTATGATATCTTGTATAGATTTATAAGTATTTGTAGCCGTATGACTAGAGATATCTTCTCCATCTTTTTCTAATTTAACCCTGATGGTAGAGCCTCTATTTACAGTTATTTCATAGTCTTCGTCATCTTTGCTAAAGGAAAGGTAAATACTATAGCCATTATTAATATAACGATTTGGAATATCCGCTTTCTTAATGCCTTTTGAATTTTTATTGTACAGAACCTCTTCAATAATTAACGGTATGGAAGACTTTCCCATACCATTAGTGCCAATAATTTGTGTTACTATGTTCTCATCTAGCTGTAGCTCATTGCCAGAGCCGTAACTAAAGCAATTATCCCATTTCAGCTTTTGAAGCGTAATCATAAGTTATCCCATTTCAGCTTTTGAAGCATAATCGCTGTAAGTTGCTAGAATGTCTGGTATTTTATTTTCTGATATTTCTAATATGTAGCTTAGGTACTCTATCAGCTCCTCTTCTACAGTCATATCTTTACTAATAATAAGACTTGCTTCTGATTTTCGAACTACTACTTTCTTGTCGAGTAGCTCTGAATTCTTAATGCCTGCTAAGTCTTGAATATCGCCTTCTATTTCATAGATAGTATGATTATAGTCTGTCGGTACCATATCCTGTTGATTACTTACTGTCTTACGAATCAGTTGTGGAAGGTTGAAAGATTCCCAGAACCAAGTCCAGTCGTACTCATTAATGAGAATATAACCTGTTTTTACTTCTTTTCTATGAAAAGATGTAGTCATAGGGCTGCCTGGGTACACTATATTACGCTGACAATTGCTGTGTGAATGTAAATCTCCAGCAAAAACTACAGGGAAATCTAAAAACCTGTCTAAATCAATCTCGGGCTTTACATGTGGAGGTATCTCTCCTCTCACATGTGTAAATAGTGCTTTGCTCTTATCAAAGTGCTCCACACTATCTTTTCTATGTAAATCTGCGTATGGCAGTATACCGAAGCCTAAGTCACTATCAATATAAGAAATATCGACAATGTGTATCAAGGGATTGATGTCTCTTGATACTTGCTTTAAGTTAGTAAAAAAGGTTTTATGTTTCCTAGTAGCTTCATGATTCCCGTCGTAAATAATGGTTGGAATCTTTACCTCTCTAATAAAAGAGAAGTAAAGTTCCAATTCTTCCATATTCGGCAGCCTATCAAATAAATCGCCTCCTATAATGTGCATATTGCACTCTTTCTCTAAATCATAGATTTGTTGAAAGAATAGGTTATAGCGATTTAACGCCCATGCTACTGGAACATTCTTCTGCCCCAGCTTTATGTGCCAATCTGCCGTGAATAAAATCATCCTACTTTAAACTCTTCTTCAAGCATTTCGTCGTCGTTATCTTTGCTACCTGTTCGCAGTCGGTCCAAAAGCTCTTTCTGAGCGTCTGGAGTTGGGCGAGGCATAACATCGTCCATAGACTTCAGCTCTGCAATCGTGCTAAGCTCTTCGGCACTCAAAGCGCGATTTTTACACTTGAGTACTTGCAACTGGTATTCTACATTGTAAGGAAGTGGCCCTGTCTTTACTCGCTTGAAACAAATGTCCCAGCCATTCTCAATATCAGTAGGGTCTCCAAGACCATCTTGTGCAGTCTGCACAATTTGTTCCCACAGTTTCTTCTTCAGATTTACAACTTTCAACTTACCATCATTTGGGTCAATACACTGTGTAGCGTAAGACCAGCCACATTTCAGGTCGGGGTAGTACTCACGAACCCAATCTTTTTCGGAGTTATTAAAACGTTCTGCGTTCCTGTCAAAAGACAGACATTCTAGTGGGAGGTTTTTGCCGTTCTCGCCTTCAATCCAATAAACGTATCGAGCGAGAATATCGCCTACGATTCGCATTTTGTTTTCGCCATCTTTGAAGGCGAAACTGTCCATGCTTGATTTCTGTGCGGAGCCTTTTTGCTTATTAAATGATATAGCCATTAGTGTATATTCCTTTTAGTGACTTCTTCGTATAAGAAATGAACGGAATGCTCATCCATACTCAATAGTCTATTATTGTTTATAAACTCTAAACTTACCGGGACGTGCAATAAATCTAGTGTTACTTTACGAGAGACAAAGTATTCTGCCAAACTTCTTAATGAAGCAAGAGCATAGTATTCAGCAGTCTCACGGTGCGAATACTTATATGACTCATACAGCAGCACATCTGGGTGTACCAAAAAGCTACCGCCTGAGAAATTCTTAGTAGAAAGGTTATAAATTGGGTCGTATGTATTTTTAGGCATACGCTTGGTTATAAGCATTTCCATTATACGATTACACAAAGCAACACTTCCATTTGCTTCATTATAAACCTTCTGCCAGTCATATAAGAACAATATTATACTCCTATTTAGGGTAATTGTCAAGAATTATTTTTCAAAGGTACTTCATGTGGTAGCCTTCTTTTAAGTAGTATCCTACTCTATTTGAAGCCTGTTTCTGAGCAGTTTTCCCTCTTAAATGTATATCTACTATAACAGGGTCTACCTTACCTTCTCGTTTACGTATTACACGACCTATTAGCTGTGTTAATAAAGGTTCATTATTAACAGGTGTTGCTAAAATTAGGCAGCTTAGTGTATCTACAGAAATACCCTCTGAAAAAATTGCTTGCGTACCGTATAATACATTCTTAGTGCCAGTTAACATCTCTTGTACTAGCTTTTCTCTATTCTCATGTGAAACCTCACCCGTAACACAAACTGCGTTGTCCCCAGTCAGCTCGGCGCAAGCTCTTAGAAGTGCAACTCGGTCGCTTACAACTAAGACTTTATGCCCTTTTGCGGCGTAGGCCGCCGCCAGCATTGCTATTGTGTGGCGATATTCTTCATTGTTGGATAAGTTAGTTACTCTATTTGCCCACGGGATGCTTGCTCCATCCATAAACCTTATTTCTGAGTGTACCAAATGAATACTAGGAATCATGTAGTTTTCTTTAGGTGGCTTGAATATTTTACTCCCAAAGAAGTCTCTAAATACTACATGCTTTCCATCCTTTCTTTCAACAGTACCAGATAGCCCTATCTTATACCTACAATAGTTTGTATCTATAATTTTAGAAAAGGTAGGGCTGCTCACATGGTGCATTTCATCAAGTATAATAGTCCCAAACTCTTTTTTGATTTTAGGAATGTTTCGGTATAAACTCTGAGTATTACCAATTACAATCTTACTATCCATCTCAAATCTACCACTACCTATTATGCCAGGTGTAAACCCATAAACTTTTTCAACTTCTTTTGCCCATTGATTTCTCAAAGGTACAGTGTGTGTTACTATAAGCGTCTTCTGCCCTAACTTACCGGCTATGGCAAGACCCGTGAAGGTCTTGCCCCAGCTTACCCAGGCATTGATTATAGCGTTGTCTTCAATTTCATCATAGACTTTTTGTTGACTATCTCTTAGAGGAAATTTAAACGTAGGAAAGTCTACAGGCTTTAAAAGCCGATTATCAATTATTCTATAGTTTGTAGGTATTAGGTCAATACGACCTACAGGTATAGACACCACACCTTCTCTAATTAGCCCCATAGTTTTAATAACTTGGGGCGGGTCTAGTTCATTATATGATGGAATTGTATATGTTAGTTCCTTATCCAGCTCTAATTGCTGCTGAGGAGAGCAACTCATATAAATTCTATTGCTGATAACTGCTTTTGGCGTAACTGTTTGGGTCATAATCCTAAGTCATTTTTGGCTATAATGTAATTTTTAACGAAGCTACTACGAACAATATCTTCTACCCCAAACTCAATAAAGTCAAACTCTTCCATGCGCTTTAGAATACCAAGAAAGTCTAGCATTCCACTTTGCCCACTTTTCAAGTCTGCTTGCCTAAAGTCTCCACAAAATATAACTCTACACCTTTCACCCATACGAGTGATAATAGAATCTAATTCATGAAAAGACATGTTTTGACACTCATCAATAATAATTACTGCATCTCGTAGTGTAATACCACGAATGAATGAAGTTGTCATAAAATCAACAATATTCTTTTGTTTAAGTATTTGGTATGCGTCACCTCGCCCAAAAAGGTCAATACAAATATCCTTATAAGGCTCTTCATAAACAGAAGACTTCTCTTTCTCATTGCCGGGCAGAAAGCCTATATCTCGTGTTGGCACAGCACTACGAATAATTACTAATCGTTTGTACTGATGTTTTAGCATATCATCGAATGCTAGATAACAAGATATAAAAGTTTTACCAGTTCCTGCTAGGCCATGCAATACTAAGTTTTTATTTGATTCAAAAACTTCTAATTGATTCCGAGTAAGTGGTTCGATTTCTCTAAGGTCTAAGCTAGCTCCTGCTATTGTACGATTTTTTTTAGCCATAAGTTCCTACACTTTTCTATGAGTGTCTTTGAGTTTCTTGTCAGAATACTCATATAGCATCCATGGAAACCCATTTAGATGCAAGATGCCTGCCCAATTCATTCCTTGCTCAGGAGGCCGTGGTATGGTAAAAGGGCTTTTACTCTCTTTTACCCATAAAAGTGACGCTACATCCTTTTGTGTCACTTTTTTAATTTTTAGATAAATCAACTTTAGCATTCGTGTTTTTTCGTAGATAAAAGGCATACCATTACTATCTATAAAGTATTTTGTAGATTGCTTTAATATGCCATTATGCGTAAACACAGCCTTACTTAGTTTATATTGAGTTCTATGAGGGCTCTGTGCCCTCCGAATACCTAAAGTAGCTCCTGGCATATTCTTATCATCTACTAACGCACTATCTACAAATAATAAGCCGTCAGCAAGCATCCAGTTATCTGAGTATAACAAATATACTGGAAATTTTACTGAGCTTACTGTTTTATACGTAATTACTATGGTACTATTCTTCCTATTACTTTAGCGTCTGGTATATCTAGCACATCTGGGTCATTTACCACTAATAACATTCCCCATCCACAATTAAACGTATTTTCCATCTGCTCTGTAGTCATTCCTACTAATTGCTTGATGTTTTTCCAATAAGGATTAAGTGTAAGGTCTATAGTGTAGTTAAAGCCGTTGAGCACCCGTGGCAAGTTTCCATGAATACCTCCTCCAGTTATATGAGCACATGCTTTAATATGTTCTAGATTATCCATAATCTCATTAGTATATATTCTAGTAGGGGTAAGAAAATCTTCCGTCCATTCTTTTACATTTACCCTGATAGTGGTAAACCCATTACTATGTATTCCACTACTAGGAATCCCTACTATATAGTCCCCTATATCTATGAAAGGTGAAGGAAGCCTTCGTTCTACTACCCCCATAATGAAACCAGCTAAATCAAACCAAGTCTTTCTAAAAAACATTGGATTTAACTGAGCAGTTTCTCCACCCACTAACTTACACCCAGCCAACTCACAGCCTTTTATAATACCATGTAGAATCTCTTTACTTTTATCCATGTCCAGAGAACCTGTAGCATAATAGTCTAAAAAGCTATGGGGTCGGGCGCCTACACATAATATATCATTAGCGCACATTGCTACTAAGTCAATACCTACTGTATCAAACTTATTAAAGTGCTCAGCAATTAATAGCTTAGTACCAACTCCATCTGTAGATAAGGCTATATCTTTGCAAGAGCCTACATTAATTATTGCACCATAACCAGATAATCCTAGATATTCTGATAATTCATTGGCTTTTGTTTGGTCAACCATAAACTTTCTCAAATTTACCCATAGAATAGTCATCTCCAATCTCAAAATCACAACCTACTGGAGCACCTGGAATAGATAAACCTCTATCCATTTGTATATATTTCTGCAATGTTTCTACATATAGGTCTACTTCATTATCGGGCACTTCTGCTAGAATAGAGTCATGAACTAGAGCAAAGATACGAGATTTCATACCTTTTGCTTTAATGAACCCACCCATATCTATAGCACCTAATAAGTTAATATCAGAAGCAGTAGACTGCACCAAAAAATTAAGGCCAGACCTAATACTATGACTTTTAATCCCTGCGTCAGTAGAGCCGACATTGGGTAATCTCCTTTTACGGCCAAAGTAACTGTAGATAAATCCATTCGCAGCAATAAAAGATTGATTATTAGTTATCCAGTCTTTTAATTTGTGAAATTCATTAAAGTACTCAGTAATTACTTCTGTGGCTTCTTGCGGGCTAAAATACTTGCCCGAATCTTTTGTTACTTGCTCACTAATCTTCTTAGGGCCAGCTCCATACATGATACCAAACGTCACTGCTTTAGCAGCCTGTCTTTTCTCTTTATACAATGTAGCTACATCTTCTACATCACATGGTAGACCAAATACTCTCTTTGCAATACTACTATGAAAATTACCTCCGCTACGAAACACTTCAATCAGGGCCTTGTCATCTGCTAGAATGGCTGCAACATATACCTCTGCTGTTGTTAAGTCCATTGCTACAATCTTGTGGCCTGGGGCAGCTTTAATACACCCCTTAACTATAGGATTGTCCCTAGGCAGCTGTTGCATATTCAGCTTTCCACTTGAAGATAATCGCCCAGATGTAGTGCTGTGCAGATTAAAGCCAGTACGAAGCCTAGAATCTCTATCTAGCTGTGGTATAATCTTATCCAAATAAGTATTCTTGATTTTAGACTTCTGTCGTATAGCAAGAATAAGTTTTGGTACTTCTGAGTGCTCTGCAAGCTCCTCAAGAACTTCTGCATCTGTTGAAGCTGCTCCTGTTCCTGTCTTCTTTCCTGTTGGCTGTAGCCCAATATAATCAAACAAAAGAGACCTCAGTTGAACAGTACTATTAGGATTAAAAGGCTTTCCTTGTATTACCTCAAACTTACTAATTACTGGGTTTTTATACAGCTCAGCAATTGCCTCGTCAATCTGTTTTTGCATTAATTCCTGAGATACTGTAAGACGTTCCAAGTCGAAGGGCACTCCATTATCCTGAACATCAATTAGAAATCTACAGCCTGGAATTAGAATATTGTCATAGACACTCTTCAGCTTTTTATTTTGTTTAATTTTTACAAATTTTTCAAATATTAAGAAAGTACAGACGGCATCCATTGCTGCGTATGTCTTCATAACTTCAAATGGAATACTTTCCCATGTGAATTCATTTTTTAGCACACCATGCTCTTTTCTATAAGAATCAATCCAGTCATACATAGGCTTCTCATAGTCGCCATATGGAGTAAACTTCATAGCTAGTTGTTTAAGGCCATGCCCTCCAGGATTCTCGTCTATGAGGTAATGGAGCAACATTGTGTCCTCAAATCGAGGAAAGTTAAAATTAAAGTGATACTCAAAGAATGCAATGTCAAACTTAGCATTATGAAATATTACTACTTTCTCATCAAAGAGTTGTTGTAGAAGCCGCTCAGTATCTTCGTTAAAGCATTCTGTATTAATATAGACACCTTTATCTCTTTGATAAGATAAAGAAATTCCAAGCATATGCCCATCTCGTGGGTATAATCCGGTTGTCTCAGAGTCTAATGCGATGTACTCTGAAGGACAATCAATAGCTGCTTGAATGTAGGCGTTTGCCTCTTCAGTATCTTCAATACCATAAGCATTTTTGCTAGTGATAACTACATCAGTAATCTCACCTTTAATGTGCTTAATAATATTATCTCGTGAATTTTCCCAAGTATCTCTCGCTTCTGGTTTAAAAGCAAGCATTGCAGGGTTAATTACGGGTAAAAACTTACCGTCTAGTTTCTTCCCAGAGTATTCAGTTACTGAGGTAGCTTTAGTATAGAACTTTAAAGCATCACTACCAACTAGGATAATCCAGTCATATGCATCAAGGTCAATTTTTATGTCACAATCCCGCTTCAATACTTTCTTAAGAGTTGGGTCGGAACATAACTGATATTGGTCGAATTCAAACTCATGGTCAAATTCGGATTTATAGTTTACTCTACTTTTCTTAGTCTCTATTAGAGCGACTTTTGGGCTCGTCATGTATACCTCTAGTTATATAGTTTATCTTTTAGTTTCTTTACTTGTGACTCTTTCAAGGCACCTGGGTCAGTACTCGTCAAACATACATTTCTACTTAACAACTCTACTTCTTCACACATTATCTTAACTCTTTCTGCGGCTTTTTGACCTGGCTCATCTCCATCAAAAAATATATCTATAGTATCTACACCTTGTATCGAAAGCATTCGTAGCTTGTCTTCATTAATATTCTTTGTGCCAAAAGTACAAATTGCATTAGTTAACCCTTTGTCATGTAGGTTAATCATGTCGTAAATACCTTCTACCAATATAACACAGCCTTGTATCGGTTTAACTATAGGAAACAAAGGCATCTTAGCACCCGCAGGCGAAATCATATACTTTGGAGTGCCGTTTGTAGTGTGCCTTCCATTAAAGGCTACTATTCTGCCTGAAATATCTCGAATAGGAAAGTTAATTCTACCTATAAAGTCTGTGCCATGATGCTGAAAAGCCTCAAATCTTTTGTAAGTCTCAGCTTTAATATCTCTCCACGTTCCGGTATACGGTGTACTATTTTTGGGAAAAGACAAACCAACACTTTCAGACCTCTTATCTTTAAGTTTCTTTTTAAGAAGTTCTCGTCGTAATTGTAGTTGATTTGCCTTTTCCCCAAAAAATGTAAATAAGTTCCCTTTGAACTCACAAGAAAAGCATTGAAATATACCAGTAATCTGGTCAATACGCATACTAGGGTTTCTATCTGCATGCTCAGGGTTAAGGCAGGAGACTAGAAAGTCTCCACCTTTTGGCATGTAATAAACATCCCTTGATTTCAGTAGCTCTTCTACGTTCACTATCTACCTATATCCTTTATCTGTGTGTTACTAATAACTTGATATGCTCCTTTGTTGTACGCTGGAGCTATTGTATACTTTGCAGAAACTTCTACTTTATATGATGTATCTACGAATTGCCTTACTGCTTTAGTATTTGGTACTGATTCATATTGTTTAGTTTCTCTACGATATACTGTAGTTCGTTGTAGTGGCTCAAACTCTGCGGTGTAGCCCTTGGATTTAGGAAGAGGCTTTCGCTTTCTTCCAGTGGTAGAATAGTTTAAACTTCCGAATTGCGTTCCCATAAACAAAAACTCCCCTGCCCTAGAATCAATATTATACTAGAACAGAGGAGAAATGTCAAGAACTTTTTTTATATGTCACTGATGCTTTCACCGGTCTTCGAAGCGGAGTCAGACTTCTCTTGTGGAGTAAGAGCCGACTCTGGGCCAATCTTTAGACTATCCCAATCTACTACCGAAGTGAACGAAGTCATAGCTCCGTTTCGCATTTTCACACAGTTGAGGGTAATACAATTATCCTCATGTTCCCAGGTCTCTAACGTAAACGCTGCATCTGCTGCGTCTAAGATACCCTTTGCAAAAC